CGGCTAATTTAAGTGCTTGATAGAATAATCCCATACTATAAGGTTCTTGAACTTTAAAACTAATATTAGTTACGTTACTATTTCCGCCATAACTAATTGACGGTTGTGGGATTGCTTTTAAATTTAAATCATCAATAAAAAATTCAACATTAGCGCCAAGTGCTTTTTCAACTTGTGTTTTGTTTTTCTTAACGCCGGCGCCGCCGCCAGTTTTACATACAATATTTTTAAGCCCGTCTTTACGATAGGTATTATCCGGATCATTAATTTCTTTATGACTAAGAGCCGCAAGTGTTATAATACAATTCATACTTGCAAATTCTTCTAGTTCATTTGGCCATGGTGGTTGCGACTCTCCAGGAACCATTTCACCTGGCTTAATGCTATATCCAATTGGTCCAGGTTTTGCTGATAAATTACTTTTAAATGTTTTTGGATGCATTGATGCAAATACATTGCCGCCAACTGACGATGATAAACCAGTAAGTCCTAGTCCTCCGGCTACGTCACCAATTTTACTATTAAGATTTGCTAGTCCTTCTGCTTTAATTGAATTTAAAGAACGATTAACATTATTAGTAAGTTCTTCAGCCAGACCAGGTAGTGTTGTATTAATAAGATTAACCTTACTTGATACTTTACTGAATAAAGATTTAAAACTCATATTATATTCCTAATAGATTTCTAAGTGACGGTCCTTTTGGTACGAAAATTTGCACGCCGGCTTGCATATCAAATACTGGATCTTTAATAGTATCCATATTTCTCTGTGCAAACACCCACCATAATTTACTACTTCCATAAAGATCATATGCTAACAGATCTGGTCTATTTGTATACTGAGGCTCAATTTCATATAGATAATCATCTGACTCTGCAGGTACTGCACGAATTTTAAAATGTCCTAGATAGTTATTGTTAATTATCGGAGTGTTTTTCCAAGGACTAGAACTACTGTATGATGCCATTATACAAATCCTCTCGAACTAATTAAACTACCGCTAACAAAATCATTTAAACTAAATTGTTCAACATGTGATCTGCTGTAAATTGGTTGTAGTGTTACAGCCATTAAACTTTGTGCTGGAACCCATGTACCCGGAGCATTTTCATTACCAGTGGATGCCGCTTCGGCGCCTTGTATATTTGTTTTCATATAGTCGACATCCTGAGGCATGTCAACGTTAAAACTTGTAATTACACATGGCACACTTTTAAATACATATTCACCATAACCATTAAATTTAACAATTGGTGGAGGATTTCCTGTGTCGCTTCCATTATCACCATAAAACATTTTTGTAAGAGTACGCAAAAACGTAACAGCCGCTACCCAGTATTTTGCATCTTCGTTAGTTTCAATAAAGAAATCACCTGACACTGTAATAGCGTCAACGTTACTGTTCTGGTAGTTGTAAAAAGGATAATTAGTATGTACAGGTTGCATTGAACTATATGATGCACTATGTGAAAATATTACTGAAGGAGTAAACGGAAAAATCATTCTTTCACCGCTTTCGAGTAAAGGCTGTAATAGTGGTGAATTTAATTGTTTAATAATCGGTGGTATAGAAATACTAACACGCCAATCATTGTCACCTTGCCGATCAGCAACTTTTGCTTCGGTGTATTGCTTTTTAGATGCTACACCGTCAGGGGCATTTTTGTTTAAAGTTTTGGAACGTATTTGTTTTCCCATCAAGTTGTTAACACCCGGATGATGATCGCCACGACTCATACCTGCTGGACCGCCGGTAGCATTACTGCTTATTATTGGTGAGCCTGCTGGTCCGCCCTGGATACGTTTAGTAACACCCGGTTTACCTGGGTCATAATCTGGTTCTGGCATTTTCTTTACTCCTAATAGTATTATTTAGTTGACTTTTTTAACTACGTATATTATAATGTATGTAATATCATAAAAACTGGAGCCCTAATGAGGAAAGTAAATTATTTAAACAACAAAGACATATTAAAGGAAATACATAAGTCAAAAAGTACGTTTTGTTCTTATACAGATCCTGAATATGCCATGTTTGACATCATTTTATTAGATGTTGATAAAATTAATATTAGAACTATTGCTGAGGCAAAACGTAATAAAGCAAAGAAACAGAGCCAACTAGCGTTTGAAACTAGAAAACTTGCTGGTGAGAAGGTAAAACAAGCAGAATGTGAAGTAGACTATAAGAAAATGGTTAAAGAAGAACTAATTTTTCGTATTATGACGTTTGATCACATTCCAGAAGAGCCCGGACGTAAAAAGAACCCAAAAACTATTGCAGATACAAAGACAAAACTTAATTTTCCTCCATTTAAACATTATAAGTTTACAGATGATGGTGAATTAGTATGTGTAGGCAAATCTCATTGGGAAGGCGGCATGGAAAACGGATGGTTTAGTAAAACACACGGCAAAGCAACAAACAAACTTGCTATGATGTGGATGAAATTGTGTGATCGTTATGCAACAAGAGGCAATGTACGTGGTTACACGTATAATGACGAGATGCGTGGACAAGCAATCTTACAATTAGCACAAATTGGCTTGCAGTTTGATGAATCTAAGTCACAAAATCCATTTGCTTATTATACTGCGGCTGTTACTAACAGTTTTGTACGTGTTATCAATTTAGAAAAACGTAATCAAAATATTAGAGACGATATTCTTGAAATGAACAACATGAATCCTAGTTATACCCGACAACATGCAGGTGAATGGGAAGCACAACAGAAACGACAAGCAGAACTTAACAAAAAGTAATCGGTTGACATTGTTAATGTTTTCAAGTATAATATTGTTAACTATAGGAGTAACTAAGTGTTTAAGAAAGCGGCTGTCTTTACTGATATTCACCTTGGGTTAAAAGGTAATTCACGGGTTCACAACGATGATTGTGAAGCATTTGTAGACTGGTACATCGAACAAGCAAAAGAAAACAACTGCGATGTTGGGATCTTTTGCGGCGACTGGCATCATAATAGAAATAGTTTGAATCTAACAACTATGGACGCAACTATACGCTGTCTTGAAAAGTTAGGTAAAGCATTTGATAAGTTTTATATGTTTGTAGGTAATCATGATTTATATTACAAAGATAAACGTGATGTAAGTTCAACTGAATTTGCTAGACATATACCCGGAGTTACTCTTGTTGAGAACTTTACAGAAATAGAAGATGTTGCAATGGTCCCATGGCTCATTGGTGATGAATGGCGAACTATTAAAAAGTGTAAAGCAAAATATATGTTTGGACACTTTGAATTACCTAGTTTTTATATGAATGCAATGGTGCAGATGCCCGATCACGGAGAACTGCGGTCAGAAGACTTTGTTAATCAACGATATGTATTCAGCGGACATTTTCATAAACGGCAGAAACAAGGCCACGTACATTACTTAGGTAATGCATTTCCACACAATTATGCAGACGCATGGGATGATGAACGTGGTATGATGATACTTGATAGAGAAAATGACGCTGAACCAGTATATCTTAATTGGGAAGAATGTCCTAAGTATCGTACAACTACACTTAGCAAACTTCTTGATCCTAATCAAGACATTATTAAAAGTAACATGTACTTGCGTGTTACTATTGATGTTCCGATTAGTTATGAAGAAGCAAGTTTTATCAAGGAAACATACATCACCCAATATAAGTGTAGAGAAATTACACTTATTCCCCAGAAACAAATTGAAGAGATATCAACTGAACTAGATATTTCGGCTTTTGAAAGTGTTGACGAAATTGTGTCAAAAGAAATTACAGCAATTGACTCAGAGAACTTTAATAAGAAAATGCTATTGGACATCTATAACGAATTATGATAAGAATTAAAGATTTAACCGTTAAGAATTTTATGAGTGTGGGTAATCAAACCCAAGCAGTTGACTTTAACAAAGAACAACTAACACTTGTGCTAGGTGAAAATTTAGATCAAGGAGGAGATGATAGCGGATCACGTAATGGTACTGGTAAAACTACTATTATTAATGCACTAAGTTATGCATTGTACGGCACTGCCTTGACAAATATTAAGCGTAATAACTTAATTAATAAAACTAATAGCAAAGGTATGTTGGTTACATTACAGTTTGAAAAAGATAGTAATAACTATCGCATCGAACGTGGTCGGTCACCTAATGTATTAAAGTTTTATATCAATAATCAAGAACAAGAACAAATAGATGAGTCGCAAGGTGACAGTCGCAAGACGCAGGAATCTATCAATACGCTATTAGGTATGACTCACGATATGTTTAAACATATTGTTGCACTTAATACCTATACTGAACCGTTCTTAAGTATGCGACAAAACGATCAACGTGCTATTATTGAACAGTTGTTGGGTATTACTATCCTTAGTGAGAAAGCCGATTCGTTAAAAGATCAACTTAAACAAACTAAAGATACTATTACTCAAGAAAGATTGAAGATTGAAGCAATACAAACTGCTAATAGTAAAATTGAAACTACTATCGAAAGTTTACAGGCTACCCAACGTGCTTGGAGGGCTAAAAATAAACAAGACAATGAAAATCTTGTAAATGCAATCGACGAACTAGAGCATTTAGACATTGATTCTGAATTAGAATCGCATGAAAAATTATCTAATTGGACCGAACATAATAATGCTATTTTGGCTCTTAAAAAAGAACTTAGTACATTAGAGCCTGCATTAGTACGTGCAGACAGAAGTGTCGAAAAAGCAAATAAAGATATCGCAGATCTTGAAGATGCTACTTGTTATACATGTGGACAAGAACTACATGCAGACAAAAAAGCAGAAATTGCCGAACGCAAGGGCAAAGAACTTGATGACGCTGTATTGTATCAGTCTGAAGTTACTGTTAAAGTAAAAGACGTTATGATAGCACTAGATAAGATTGGTGACATTAATGGCAAGCCTACTGTGTTCTACGAAACTGCTAAAGAAGCATATGAACACAGGCAAAATGTTGATAGTTTAAAAACTGCACTTACTTCAAAACAAAATGAAGCAGATCCTTATCAAGCACAAATTGACGAACTAAACAACAGTGCTATACAAGAAATTAAGTGGGACGTAGTAAATGATCTTACTACGTTTAAAGAACATCAAGACTTTCTACTAAAATTACTTACAAACAAAGATAGTTTTATTCGTAAAAAGATTATTGATCAGAATCTAGCATACTTAAACAACAGACTTACATACTATCTTGACAAACTAGGATTACCACATCAAGTTGTGTTCCAAAACGATTTAAATGTTGAAATCACACAACTAGGACAAGACTTAGACTTTGATAACTTATCAAGAGGCGAACGTAATAGACTTATATTAGGTATGAGTTTTGCATTTAGAGATGTGTGGGAAAGTCTATATCAAAATATTAACTTATTGTTTATTGACGAGTTAATTGATAGCGGAATGGACACTGCTGGAGTTGAAGGTGCGTTATCTGTACTTAAAAAAATGGGCAGAGAGCGTCATAAAAATGTATTCCTTATATCTCATAAAGATGAACTTATTGGTAGAGTTAATCATCTAATGAAAGTTATAAAAGAAAACGGATTTACATCATACGAAAACGATATTGAGATTGTAGAATAATGGAAGACGATATACACGATCAATTGACTAAGGCGTATCTTGAATATTTTAAAGAAAATGAAAATTTTGAGAATCGTGTATCGTACCGTACACATCGAGCAAGCAGAAAATGGCTAAGAGAAATTCGTAGATTAAGCAAATTACGTATGGAAGAAATACATACAACATTTGGAACCAAATTAGAGGCTAAAAAAGATTAGGCACACATATATACTTGATGCAGTGGACTTATGAAGGAAAAACAATTGACGAAATACCAGATGAGTATGAAGGCTTTGTTTATCTTATTACCAACACCACTACTGATCAAAAATACATAGGCAAGAAACTAGCAAAGTTTAAAACTACTAAGCCACCACTCAAAGGCAAAAAAAATAAACGACGAGGCTACAAAGAAAGCGATTGGAGAACTTACTACGGTAGTTCAGATAGACTAAACGCAGATGTAGCAACACTAGGCGAAGATAAGTTTACAAGAGAAATATTATACCTATGTAAAGGTAGGGGCGAAATGTCCTACATAGAGGCACGAGAGCAGTTTGACAGGCGAGTACTTGAAACAGATGATTACTACAACGGTATCATTAATGTTAGAGTAGGCGGCTCGGACAAATTAAAACAGGCATTGCTAGAACATCACATACAGGCAAAACATTCCAACACATAAGGTTGGCGGGCCAGATTAAAAATACCGCTGTGGAAAACGCTCTCGTATAGAAGCACACGTACATATTGATTGACTACCCAGAGGTAGGAAGCCACCAAACAAATTGGGCTCACTAGTTGATATAGATTGCATGTTGGCAGTCGAAAAACACAACACAGTTCATAAAAACTCTTTAGCAATAGGAACGAAGCGAGAGGTAATGTTATATAAACTGCACATTAACCTAGTTAATGTACGTTTTATGTTACATATGTCGACGTAGGTTGGGTAAGGTCAGAGCCCATTGAACTAAGTGTATAAACAAATTACCTATTTCCAAGTCTCGGCTGTGACGAACTCACATGAAGTCAAGATTAGATGGAACCAGCGATTAGGTTCCGTCTGACTGAAACAATCTACATGAAGTAATTACATTATTACATTCGTAATAATGCTTTAATTATTGTTTATCACTTCTATCACACATAATCATATACGAAGTAAATAGTTTGAGCGTTTAGCGAAAACTTGTATTAACGAAGTTAATACACTAAATACATACAACTGTTTAAGGAATTTGATAATGAATATTCACGATATAATATTAGAGGATAAAACTCTTATTGAAAAACCAACTAGTAGTATTGGTAATTTTGCTAAAAAAATTGGTAGTAAGGTAACAACTGGTGCTACTAGTGCCAGACTAGGTGGCGCAAGTGAAGTAGGTTCAAAAGCAAACGACATTTACAAGGACCTTGCTAGATGGCAAGGCATTAATGGTAAAAATGATAAAAACATGACTGCGGCAGACTTAGCGGCATTTATGAAACAACATCAACTAACTGCTGGCGGTATGAGTTTACCTGATGGTGTATTGCCTAAGAAGATAATTGACCAAGCATTAAAAAAAGCGGCCGCAGGAGCAATGACAGGTGGTAATGCGGCTCCAGCGCAAGCGCCGGCAGGTGCTAGTGGTAGTGCAAGTCCTGGATCTAGTGCATTAGATGCATTAAGTAAAGGTGCTGGCGGTAAAGCACAATCTACACAAACTAAAGCACAAGGTAGTCAAGCAACTACAGCACAACCTGCCGCAGACCCTAAAGTAACACCATTAAAAAATAAAGGTGGTATTTCACCTGACATACAAGCAATGATTGACAAACTTACGCCAACAGAGAAAAAAGCATTGGCAGGAGCAATATAATGAAACTGCAAGAAGTAACATCATACAATTTAAAATCTGCAACAATCTTAAATGAAGGTTGGCAAGACTTAACTGAGTCGCAACGAGTTTACGTTGGTCGTTGGGAAAAAGAATTATGGCCTTTACTTGAAGAATACACACGAATTGCTGAAGCAACACTTACAGCAGATCAAATTGGTGCAATATTTAAAGGTGCTGAAGCACAAGCAAACGCAAGCGGTGATAACAGAAACGCACTTGGTAAAGCAGGAGCGGCAGCAGGTGCTGTTGCTAAACTTCCAGTTGACATTGCAAAAAAAGTTGATGCTAAAGTTATGGAACTTGGAAAGTTAGCAAAAAATGCTGGCCCTGTTAAAAATGCAGATGCCAAGTTTGCACAACTTAAGAAAGATATTACAGCAAACAACAGCGATAGTAAAATTGTACAAGGCGTTCAAAAGATAAGTGACTGGGCAAAAGAAAATCCTACTAAGGCAAGTATTGCAGTCGGTATTTTAACAGCAATAGCGGCTTTCGCAGGCGGTCCAGCAGGCGGTGCGGCAGCAGGATTACTTCTACGTTCAACTAAAGGGCTGTTACAAGGCGAAGATTTATCAACCGCGGTTGGAAAGTCAATTAAAACAGCGGCATATGGTGCTATTGCAGGTTGGGCATTAAACGGTATTGGAGATTGGTTTGAAGGACTACGTTTTGAATCACTACCATATGATAAAGCACCAGGACTTGTAAAATTTGATGTAAACTTTACTGAAACATTTTCAGGACCAGGGTTTTCAGTAAAAGAATCAATCGGTAGTATGATTATTCCAGAAAGTCAAGTAGGAGAATTTACTGGACTTTTGAATACAATGAAAGAAGCGGCAGCAAGTGGAGCAACTAATGATCCTGCGGCACTTAATGCGTTTGCTGAATTAAAAAACTTTGCAGAAACATTTGATCAGAAATGGTGGCTTGATAGTAATGAAATACAAGATAGTCTTGCACAGTTGGTTGCAGGCGAAAATGATGCATTCTTACAAAACTTAACTACAATTAATAGCGGTATATCAGCAATAGCACAAGGTACAGCATCAGGAAAGATTGATGCTGGAGATGTTAAAGTAGGCGGCAAGCCAGTACAAGGCGAGTTAGATCTTAAAGGCGGAAGCGATGCAACTCCAGTAGATAAGAACTTTGACAAAAATCAAAAACTAGCAGACTTTGGTAAAGTTGGCGAAGAAATTGATATGGAAGAACGCTTTGAATTATTCTTAGCAGAAGCCGGTGAGCAAGGTGAATTACCATTAGACAATCCTAATACACTAGGTGCAAAAGCAAAACGTGGATTAGGAAAATTAGCCAAAGGCGCAGTAAGCGGAGTTAGTAAAGCGGCTGGAAAAGTTAAAGCCGGTGCTAAAGAACTAGGCACAGCAGTTAGTGCTAAAAAATTAACTAAAGCATGGAAAGCGGCAGGCGAACCTACAGACACAGCAAGTATTATGAATATATTACAAGATGCAGGGTTAAGCAATGATCAAATATCAACTATTGGTCAAGAAGCAAAAGTAGATCTAAAACCAACAACAAGCGCAGAACCAAAAGCAGATGCTCCAGCAACAGATGCTCCAACAAGTACTGCTCCAACAGCAGTTGCTAAAGGCGATACTAAGAAAGCCAAAGACGGCAAAGAGTATAAATGGATGGGTGCATTATGGGTAGACGTTGCTACTAACAAACCAATTGGTATTATTCCTTCAATGCAACAAGGCTTACCTAATCCTAAACTTGATCCAATTATTGCCGCGGCGAAACAAGATCCAACAGTAGCAAAAGCAATTAAAGCACAACTTACACAAGCGGCTTAGAAAAACGGCATTTGCGTTTTCTTTGTAGTTTCTAAATTTTCTTTAATTATATCGTTTATAATTTTTCGATCTTCGAGACTAAGAGCAAACGCTTCATTCATTGTCATGCTTCCTCTCATATACCACATGAGTTTAAACAATTCAGATTTCAACTGTTTGCTTTGGCCTTCTAAGTTATCAACTTCTTCAAGGATCTGATCAACCGGCCAGGTGACGATCCTTAGGCGAAAAAAGTTGATTGATCAAATGCAATTGGTACTTTGAATTTTGCTTGACACCCTTCAGAAATTTGTTCTTCGGTAGCATTAACTTCCATAGGAGGTACTTCAAATGCTTTCTTTTGTATTTCAATATGATCACTTAAAGATTTAAAAAACGATTTATCAGTATTTTCTAAAAATTCTGAAATGTGTTCTCGAGATGTAACAACTGTTTCTGTCTCACCTACTTGAATCGATACAACACTATTAATAACCATGCCTAGTGTAATGTCGCGAATTTTATTAAATGTAATATTAAACTGGTTTAATTTATCTTCATCATCAATTTCATCGTTATTAACTAACGCAAAAATACGTTGTTCTTCAAATGTCTGCATTGAAACTTGACTAAACTCTTTGTATGATAACGGACGTACTGTAACAACAAAATCTTTAGTTTTAAATTTATCATTAAATACTGCATTTGTGTATCTATCTAAAATCTGTCGTAAGTCAACTGTATATTCTATTTCTTCTTTTAATCCTGGAGGAACAACACTAATGCCCATATGTTCACCATACGAAGCAATTCTAATTGCAATTAAACATGCGTCGATATCTAAACTTGGCATATCCCATGCATTTTTAATATTAGGTATACAACTTTGAATTAAGTCAACTGTTGCTTGTCCGCTTAACAGAGCATCTGGAGTTTTTAATGCAAGTTCGTCTTTAGCAGTCATAGGCATTACTGGAAGTTCTCCGCTTTCAGTTAATTCTAATGAACCTTCGTTATAGTATTTTCCACCGCTAGGCAAAGTTAAATAAATTTTTGCTTGCCTAAAATAATTTATTAGTGGATTTGGTGTACTACCCGACTTTTGTTGAATAAGTGGGTTAATATTTCCTGATTCAGCCTTAAACTGCTCGGGGTTAAATTCTGCCATGGTTCTCTCCGTATAAATACAATGTACAAGTATATATGACTAGTATTTATATACGCACTTAATAGGATTTGAACAAATATGGCAGGACCAGTTAAAGGACAGTTTGGCGCTGAAGAGATTACACTTGAAGACGCGGCAACCGAAACAACTCTTTTAAAAATGCTTTCTGTTTTACAGTCGCAGAACAAATCTAAAAGTGGTGGAGGAGCAGCCAGTTCTGAAAAAGACTTAATGTCTTTAGCAAAAGCAACTGGAAAAACTACTAAAGAATTAGAAGACTTTGAAGATCAAATAGAAGAAACTTCAGGTGCATTATCACGTGGCTTTGGCCATGTTCTAGGTGCAGTGCAAGGAATGGCCTATGAGTTTATGGGCGGGTCCACTTCTATATCAGATTTTTCACAACACATTACAGGTGCATTAGGAGCAATACCAGTACTTGGTCCATTAGTTGGCGGATCTTTACAATTATTAGTTGGAGTTGTAGATAACAACATACAAACATTTAGAGAAATGTCACAAGTTGGCGTAGACTTTGGTGATAGTATATTTGGTGCTAAACTAGCGGCTACTCAAGCCGGATTAAGTTTAGAAACATTCCAAGGAGTTGTATCACAAAATTCACAAGGACTTGCTTTATTTGCAGGTAGTGCTGGAGAAGGTGCAAAACGTTTTGCACAAATCAGTGGACAAATGCAAAAAGAATTTGGACCTAAGTTTAGTAAACTAGGTATGACTATGGAAGAAACTGCTGAGTATACAGCAGACTACCTTGAGATGCAAACTAGTTTAGGTCGTTCGCAACGTATGAGTAATCGAGAAGTTGTACAAAATGCGGCGGCTATGACTGAACAAGTAGACTTACTTGCAAGAGTAACAGGTAAAAGACGTGATCAAATCATGGAAGAAATTAAAGGCAACCAAGCAGACAAACGTCTTAAGTTGATCTTTAATATGATGGACGAAGGTGCAAAGAAAAACCTTAATGGTGTATTGACTATGTTAGGTGATGCAAGTCCAGGGATGAAAGATGCTATTGCAGAAATGGTTGCCACAGGTGGTGTACCATTAAATGCTATGGGGCAAGATTTGATACGTTTAAATCCTAACTTAGCAAAAATGTCAGTTGGTTTGAAAAATGGTACAGTTACTCAAGACGAGTTTATGGCAGAGATTAGAAAAACTGCTGAAATGGCAGACAACCTAACTGATGCACAAAAAGAACAGTATTCATTACTAGCGGCACAAGGCTCAGAAATTGGTGCGGCCACTCTTGAAGTTATTGGTTTGAAAAATGCTGGTAAAGGATTATCCGAAGAGCAACAAAAACAAAAAGATGCTGAAAAATCAAGATCTAAAGAAATTGCAGATTTTGAACGTATTGTTCAAGAAGCAAAAAATAAGATTATGGATGCTTTGATAACTTCCGGATTGTTTGATACTGTAGCAAATATACTAGGCGACTTTACTAAATTTTTAAGTAGTGAAGATGGTATTAAGAAAATAGAAGGTTTTGCTAAATCACTTAGTGAAACATTTAGTGGTCTATTAACTGCATTTAAAGAAGGTAACTTAATGAAATACGTTAGTGATTTGATTGGTACTGGACTATCTGGGTTAGGTGGAATGATCGGTGGCGTATTTTCAAAACTATTTGGTGGTGGCGAAACAAAACAAGAAGGCCCACCAGGCACTAGTGGAGCAGGAGCAGGCGGTGGCGCAGGAGCAGGCGCTGGCATGTTTGTTGGTCTAGACGGAGCATTAGAAAAGTTAGCAGGAATGGTAGCAGTTGGAGGCGCAGTTTATCTTGCTGTTAAAGGCTTCCAGGCATTACTTAGAGGATTTGCAGGACCAATGGTTATACTAGGTGCGGCAACATTAGCAGGATTGTTAATTGGTACAGGAGCGGCAATTGCCTTAGCAGGTAAAGGTATATTATCTGCAGGTGAAGGTGTTGAAAAAGTTGCGGCGGGCGTTGAACGTATGGCCGCAGTTAAAGACACTGCAAACTTAAAAGATATTGCGGCGGCCTTAGGATCATTAGGTACTGCTATGCTTAAATTTGCTGGCGCAGAATTAATATCAGGCATAGGCAGTTTATTTGGCGGCGATAATGTATTTGATACAATGGTTGAAGGCATTAACAAGTTTGCATTAATTGATGCACTTGCGATTCAAAATGTTGCTGACTTAGCAGGCACAGGTTTATCAGATCTCGGCGATGCAATGATAAAACTAGCGGCAGGCGGAATTATAGATAGTATTGGTAGTTTCTTTGGAGCAAGTTCACCATTTGAAAAAATGGTTAATGGTATTAACGAATTTGCAAATATTGATGCTACAGCAGTTCAAAACTTAACTGACTCCTCAGGAGGATTAGCAAACCTTAAATCCTTTGCTGATGACTTAAATGCTGACAACGTAGAAAACTTTGCAGAAGCAATTGGTAAACTTGCAATACAAATGGCAAAACTAAATGACGAACTATCTAAAGATAACAATGGATTTAAGTTAGGTACTGGTGTTAATGCAGGAACCGTATTAGGCGGCGCAGGCGGCGCAGGCGGGGTAAATAGTAATGATATGCTAATAACACTTATGCGAAAAAACAATGAATTGACACGCAGTATACTAGATAAAACTGGTGTAGGCGTATAATAAGGACAGAAGATGAGTTGGAAAAAGTTTTTTACCCCAGTACCAACGGGCGATAATCAAGGCGGAAGTTTTAGTCCGTTAGGCGGCGGTCGTGGCGGTGGTGGTACTGCAGGGCCTGCACGTACAAACTATTCATCTTATCTACCAGATGTATATGTAGGCGCTCCTAATAGAGTTGAGCGTTATGGTCAATACAACACTATGGATTTAGATTCAGAAGTAAATGCCGCATTAGATATTCTTGCAGAATTTACATCACAGAAAAACGCACAAAATAAAACTCCATTTACAATTGACTTTAAAAAGTCTGCAACTACATCAGAAACAACAATTTTACAACAGTATCTGCAACAGTGGAATAAATTACAAAAGTTTGATACACGTATGTTTAGAATTTTGCGTAATACATTTAAATATGGAGATCAATTTTTTATTAGAGATCCAGAAACTAAAAAATTATTTCATGTTGATTCGGCAAACGTAGCAAGAATTATTGTTAACGAGTCAGAAGGCAAAAAACCACAGCAATATGTAATTAGAGATTTTAATTTAAACTTTAGAGATATGGTTGCTACAACACCTTTTCAAACTAACGGCAATGTTACTGGTGGTGGCGATGGCTACTTAACTGGCGGCGTTCGCGGAATGGTAGGAAGTGTACCTAAACAAAGCGGAAGTAGATTCCAAGAAAATGAAGGCGAAGTTGCTATTGATGCAGATAACGTTGTTCATTTAAGTTTATCAGAAGGTTTAGATAAAAACTTTCCGTTTGGTAACTCATTACTTGAAACTATTTTTAAAGTATATAAACAAAAAGAATTACTTGAAGATGCTATTATTATCTATCGAGTACAACGGGCTCCAGAAAGAAGAGTGTTCTACGTTGATGTGGGCAACATGCCGTCACACCTTGCTATGCAATTTGTGG